GTAATCACCTCTACGAAGATGAATAGCAATTACTTCAGTATCACCAAAGTTTGAGTTAAATGCTTCCTCTGTTGGTTGGGCAATTTCATCGGCAAAAGTAAATGCCTCACGAATCTGGTCTTCAATATGTTTGAAATATTTTTCAGTCTGAAAGTACCCATAAAGACTAATATTATCTGGACAGTTTTCCCAAAGGTTTTGGTCCAAACCAAACGTAGACTCCATGACCTTTGGAAAATTACAAACATGCTTAGGAGCATCAGGAATCTTGAAGCACTCAAACATTGTAATATCTGAGTTAACACAGTTAATATCTCTTGTTGCTACGACTGCTCTTGGTGGAAGACAATATTCATATCCATGTTTAGCAGCAAGTCCCCGCAGAGCGGTATACTGAAACATCTGGTTTCCAAGTCTACCAAGATTTCCTAGATCATCATTTGCAAGCATTTTCTTTATACCATTGATAAGTTGATTCAATACCTTCGCGGAGACCAATCTTTGGTTCCCACCCAAGTGCTTTAATTCGGTCTACGTTCAAAACTTTACGAGGAGTACCATTAGGTTTAGTAAAATCCCAATTGATATCACGATCATAACCGACAACATCAGCAATAATATTTGCCAGTTCCCAAATTCTAACATCCTCACCTGTTCCAACGTTGATGTGTCCCGCTTCTTCATACTTCTGCATACAAACATAACATGCCTCTGCAAGGTCATCAACATGTAGAAACTCTCTCATTGCTGAACCATCGCCCCAAAGTTTCACTTCCCAATACTTACTATGATCAAGGGCATCATGAAACTTTGCAATCATTGCAGGAAGAACATGTGATGTTTCCAGATCAAAATTATCATTAGGACCATAAAGATTCGTAGGCATTAGAGAAATGGCATTGAATCCATACTGTTGCCGATATGCCTGACACATCATAACACCAGCGATCTTTGCAATAGCATATGCATCATTTGTTGGTTCCAGAGGACCAGTCAAAAGATACTCTTCCTTGATAGGTTGCTCACACATCTTTGGATAGATACAAGATGATCCAAGAAATAGCAGTTTTTTAACACCAAAATTATATGATGCTTCAATTACATTTGTCTGTATCTGTAAGTTTTTAGTAATGAATTCTGCTTTGTATTCACTATTTGCCATAATGCCACCTACGTGGGCAGCAGCAAGAAAAACATACTCGGGTTCTTCCGAACAAAAATAACCATCTACATCTGCTTGAACAGTAAAATCAATATCATCACGGGTTCCCCTAATAATATTAGTATACCCTTTACTTTCAAGATTTCTTACTATTGCTGATCCAACCATCCCGTTGGCACCAGCAACTAATACTCTAGAATCACTGTCCATAAATGCACATATCCTCAACTAATTCTTTAAAAGAAGTCTTAGGTTCCCAACCTAGTTTTTCTTTTGCCTTGGTGGCATCACCTAATAAGGTCTCTACTTCAGCAGGTCGAAAATATTTAGGGTTAACTATAACAACCTGATTTCCAGAATATGTATCATATCCAACTTCTTCAAGACCTTCCCCCATCCAAGCAATCTTCATCCCAAAATAAGGTGCTGCTTCTTCTACAAACTCACGTACAGAATATTGCTTTCCAGTCGCAATCACATAATCATCGGGTTGATCTTGCTGGAGCATCAACCACATTGCTTCTACAAAGTCCTTTGCGTGTCCCCAGTCACGTTTAGCATTTAGATTACCCAACTCAAGTACTTTTTGTTGCCCCGTAGAAATTTTAGAAAGTCCTTGTGTGATCTTTCTTGTTACAAATGTTTCACCACGTCTTGGAGATTCGTGGTTAAACAAAATACCAGTGCAAGCATACATTCCATATGCTTCACGATAGTTCTTGGTTATCCAATATCCATAAAGTTTGGCACAACCATAAGGGGAACGAGGATAGAACGGAGTTGTTTCTGATTGAGGAGTTTCCTGAACAAGACCGTAAAGTTCGCTTGTAGAGGCTTGGTAAATGCGGACACGATCTTCCATACCCAAGAGACGCACTGCTTCAAGGACACGAAGAGTACCCACACCATCAACATCAGCAGTGTATTCAGGCATCTCAAAGGATACCTTGACATGACTTTGAGCACCAAGATTATAAATTTCATCAGGTTTTACTTTTTGAATAATTCTTACAAGATTGGTAGAATCAGTAAGGTCACCGTAATGGAGAGTAATAGAATCATAAATGTGGTCAATACGATGAGTATTAATAAGGGATGCTCGTCGGACAATGCCATGAACTTGATAACCCTTTTCAAGTAGTAATTCTGCGAGATACGACCCATCTTGACCTGTAATGCCAGTGATTAATGCAACTTTCATCAAATAAACTATTTTTTGTTATTATACTAAAAAAGGACGACTCGCGCAAGTCGTCCTCTTAGGTCTTTTCATGCACGCCACTTGCTCTTTGTCTAGAAGCAAGAAACTAGGCGGGGTTAACCCCATCCGCACCAACTGCTTTTGAGAGAAGCAGTAAACTCCGAGGGTCATATGACCATCCCGACCAGGGTTTTTTACATGTCTCCATCATGGGCATATTGGGGATGACTCCACCAGTTCTTTTATAGACTCTCCGTGTCTTCATCATCATCCTTAATATAGCAAGGAACCATATCAGGATCTAACCACTTAGTGTATTCAAAATCTTCCATAGCAGTCATGAGTTGCATCTCATTATCGCAGAGATACATATCGCGGTAGCGTCCAGTGTAGGAATCTACCTTTTGAATGCGACAATCAGGCATTCCGTTGATTTCCAACTTACCAACCTGAATATAACGATAAGGAAACCGTTCCATAAGAACAGTGGGTTTTTGAATGACTTTCATCAGGCAACTTCAGTAATCGTTTCAAGGTCTTGAAAGATGTATTCCATCAAGATTTCATAATCATCAAGAGGATCTCCTGAAAATACCACTCCTTCATTTTCATAGAAGCGGCGAACCTTTTTGTAAAGTTTCGGATTCTTTACATCAAGGAAGATATCGCCATTAGCAGCAGCACGAAGGGTGCTAATGTCTTTCTTGAATTTTTCAGTCAGTGCCATTGTTGTGTTTTGTTTGCCTTAGTATTATAAGGGTTTGACATTATATAGTCAAGGTGCCAGTGTTTAAACTGGCGATCGGAATGACAGGATTCGAACCTGCGACATCTCGCTCCCAAAGCGAGTGCTCTACCAAACTGAGCTACATTCCGTAGCGTTGAGTGGTCTTGCCTCTCAACAGAAATAATTATACTACTTTTTATGGTGCTTGTCAAACGGTGCCCAGTGTTGCCAGTTGTATTTGTGGACTGCCCAGATACCAATAATAGGTACAAAAACAAGTATATAACAAATCAATGCTAGGGCAATATTGTTATTTAAAACTGCTGCTGCGAAGTGTCCCATTCTTCGTAATACCTTCTAAAATAAGCGTCTACTTTTCTCAAATCATCCAAGTGGATGTTACAAACATAATTGTTATCATCACACCATTGAAGTGCCATCCAGTGAAAGTTTTCAGTACTATGAACTTTCTCTATACCATAACTTCTGGCAAAAGATGACATTACAAAATCCCAACATCTGCTAGTGGGCTGTTCCATTTCCTTTATAATCCTCTGAGTCGTAATAACTCCCTTTCTTTGATCCAACATATAAGGTAGCAACCACAAAAGGGATTGCTAACACAATAAGAAACCTTCCTAATAAATGTTCCATTATCTTACGTGATGTCCTCCGAACATATAACGCATACCATTTAGAACCTTGGACGCGAAAGTTCCAAGATTGCGCGAATTAAATCTCTCATAAAGGGCAGCACTAATAACAGGAGCGGGAACCCCCAGATCCACAGCGGCAGAAACAGTCCAACGACCCTCACCACTATCGGATACCCCACCAGAGAATTGTTCAAGTTCACGATCCCCGCGTAACACATCAGCAGTAAGATCGAGTAACCAACTGCCAACCACGCTACCACGACGCCATAACTCAGCCACCTCAGCAACGTTAATATCGTAGCAGTAACTTTCTGGATCCGACATCGGAGCAACTTCAGGATCTCCTCCTCTGACATATAGGGAACCAAGATTGCCAGAATGCAAGATATTAAACCCCTCAGCATATGCTTGCATGATTCCATATTCGATACCGTTATGAACCATTTTTACAAAATGACCTGCTCCTGGTCCGCCACAATGCAACCAACCAGTTTCTGCTTGTGTTACCCATGAGTTAGATTGAGTCCTGGGGGCAGCATCAACTCCTGGGGCGAGGGCATCAAAAATGCTTTTACAAGTGGCGACCGCAGTATTTCCGCCACCAACCATAAGACAGTATCCGCGATCCAAACCGTAAACACCACCACTAGTGCCACAGTCAATATATTGGATGCCAAATTTTGCAAGGCGTTCTGCTCTTTTCCGACTGTCTTTAAAATTGCTATTGCCATGATCAATAATAATATCGCCCTCACTACAAAATCGTAGTAGTTCATTGATCGTTTCCTCTACATTTTCTGCTGGTACAACCATCATAAAAATGCCAGGGGCAATACCACTGTTCTTTTTGGCCTTAACTACTTTAACAAGATTTTCAATAGTAGTTGCAATCCCGTCCACATACCCACTTTCGTAGGCTTCGTTTGCTTTGGCATAGTCTCTCCTATATCCCCAAACTTCAAAGTCTCCTCTTGTTCTCATGCGACGAGCCATTCCCTCGCCCATTCTTCCCAGTCCGATTAGTCCTACTTTCATATATTACCTCGATTGAATCGCTAACAGAGTTTCATAAGGAATCCAAGCAGGTGGTTCATTTTTAAATTGAACCTGAACTTCCGTCACTACTTGTTGTAAGTCTTTTCTATAAGACTGTCTGGTGTTCTTTACACATGATAATGGGTTTTTCATATAATCCTCCCAGGGATGTATTCGATGTTTTCAAGAATCTCATCAAGAAGTTTTCCATACTCCTTGAACTGTTTGTCCCCCGCGATAAAAACTCTTTGTCTTCGCCAGATTGCTTCAGCAAACATTCTTCTTTCTTGTTCTGTAAACTGGGTAAATCTACTCATTGAATTAACTCCATTGTTTTATGTAGTTGTTTAATAATCTCCTCCATCACGTTTACCAATCAGATAACCAAGGAGTATACCACTCAACCATGCAACATAAAGATACAAGACACTAGAAATAAAATCGATGAATTCAGTCCAGTTCATCTTCTATATCCTCGTAGAGAGGGCAAGGTTCTTCAAACAACTCTTGAATTCGTAATTGTTTCACTCTTTCCAAAAGTTGATTGTAAGACTCTTCCTTTTCGTCTTCGGTCATTTATCCTTGAATAAATCTTCTACTTGTTTGCGAGCGATTCCCATCTTATGCTTTTCACGCTCCATATGAGTGTATCCACGGCGACCCATCATTATCATTGTGCCTTGATAGAACATCGTGGCAGCAAAGATAAGAAGCAGAACTATACCTATTATTTCAGGGTAATGTTGAGCCATGGTAGAACAGGGGGTATTACTCCAATGAGTCGAAGAAGACCCTCAGCAAAAAGTGCAAGAACAACCCAACCAACACACATACTAATAATCGAAGCATTCCGATTGTGACGGCGTATGGCAGCATCAATCATCTCCTGACATTCTGATCGAGTAATCAATTCTTCTTGTTCATGCATCACTTCTCATCTCCAAGAAATTTTGCCAGTGGGTCTCTTCTGGTCTTTACAATTTCTACTGCTCTCTTGTAGAACATATTGTCCGTGTTACCAGACTCTTCGAAGGTCGCCTTGATCTTCACCCAGTTATTATAGGTGTGCTGATCCATAGGTTCTTTATTTTAGTATTTACTAGCTATGCTAGCAAGTACTTTCACTTTGTCAACTTTGTGTTGATTTCAAAAAAGTGTTGAAGAAATTATTAAATATTAAATAAAACGGAAAGGGTGGGATTCGAACCCACGGATGCTTTCACATCGCTAGTTTTCAAGACTAGAGCCTTCAACCACTCGACCACCTTTCCAGGTTTTTAGCGAACTTCAAAGTCCAGTTTACGAACCTTGCGTTGCTTTCTTTGTTCTTGCCACAGGATATCTTCTTGTGTAAGAACACCCTTTTTATTTTTGGGTTGATAAGAGTTTAGCATAACAACCTGCGA